AAAGTTAGACAAGATTTCTTAGATGCGGTTAACCCTATCTTAGACGCAATCAGAAGAGACCGTGGTTTATACGACTTCCGTGTAACAGTTTCTTCAGATACCGCTGATTTAGATAGAAACCAGATGACGGGTAAAATTTATATCAAACCTACAAGGTCACTTGAATTTATTGATATTACCTTCTACATTACACCAACAGGTGCATCGTTTGAAAATATCTAATAACCAATATTTATAAAGGTGGGGTTTATTCCCCACCTTTTTTAGCCAAATATAATTAATGAATAAAAAATACGTATTTAGAGAAGGTATTGACGAGACTGGTAGTCCTGATATGAAGTATTACGCTTTTGATTGGGACGACAATATTATGATAATGCCAACCAAAATAATGTTAATGGATGAAGATGGTGATGAAGTTGGTATGTCAACTGAAGACTTCGCAGAATACAGAACTGAAATTGGTAATCAACCTTTTGAGTACGAAGGACACAAAATAGTTGGGTTTGCAGAAGAACCATTTAGATTTTTCAGAACTTCAGGTGATAAACAATTTATTATTGATTCTATGATAGCAAAACCAGGTCCTGCTTGGCCTGATTTTGTGGAAGCGATTAACAACGGTTCAATATTTTCAATAGTGACTGCAAGGGGACATAATCCTGACACAATTAAAGAATCTGTTTACAATTTGATTATTTCTAATCATAATGGTATTAACTCAAACGAATTAATAAAAAATTTGGAAAAGTATAGAGATATCTCAGGCGAAAAAGGTGAAAGTAAAAAAGATATTATTAAAGAGTATCTTGACCTTTGCAGATTTTACCCTGTAACATTTGGGGAAGGTTCTGCGACAAATCCTGAAGAGGGTAAAATTAAAGCTTTAAAAGATTTTGTTAATTACGTAAAAAGTGTTTCAAAATACATTAACAAGAAAGCTTACTTAAAAAATAAAATAACTAATAGATTTTTACCAACTATCGGATTTTCAGATGATGATTTAAGAAATGTAGAAAAAGTTAAATCTCATTTTGAAAAAGAACCAGATAATATAATTAAAACTTATTCAACGGCAGGAGGAATAAAAAAACCTTACTAGATACTTATATGCTAAGAATAATTTTAAAAAAAACTAAAGTAAAGAGAAAAAATTTATTTGGTGATATTTATAATAAACTAATAAACAAGAAATAATAAAAAAAAACTGAAATGGCTGATTTATTAATGAAAATGCCGATACCGTATGAACCTAAAAGACAGAACAGGTTTATACTTCGTTTTCCAACAACTTTGGGGATAAACGAATGGTTCGTGGAATCAACGGCTAGACCACATATTACAATTAACTCTGTAGAAATTCCCTTCTTAAACACTTCAACATATGTTGCAGGTCGTTTTACATGGGGAACAATTAACGTTAAATTCCGTGACCCTATCGGACCTTCAGCTTCACAAGCTTTGATGGAATGGGTTCGTCTATGTGCTGAATCCGTAACGGGTCGTATGGGTTATGCCGCGGGTTATAAAAAGAATGTTGACCTTGAAATGTTAGACCCAACTGGTGTTGTTGTTGAAAAATGGATTTTGGAGGGTACATTCTTATCTGATGTTAACTTTGATTCATTGGCTTATAATACTGACGGATTGGCAAGTATTACGGCTACACTTCGTATGGATAGATGTATATTAGTTTATTGATATAATTTCAGTTATAAAATTAAGAAAATCCACGTCAAAAGCGTGGATTTTTTATTTACTGTTTAAAAAAAACCATATGTTTATATATTTGTAATAAAAGAAATATTAATATGGAACAACCTAGTGTATACGAAGCAGGAATGCAGAATTTCAATTTACCACACGATGTGGTAACACTACCAACTGGTGGTATTTTTTACAAAAATAAAAAGAAATCTATTAAAGTTGGATATCTAACTGCCAATGACGAAAACTTACTAATTTCTTCATCACAATCAAGTAATGAGACAATTATAATGTCTTTATTAAGAAGTAAAATTTATGAACACGATTTAAGACCTGAAGAGTTAATTGATTCTGATATTGAAGCAATTTTAATATATTTAAGAAACACTTCTTTTGGTCCTGAATATAATGTGTCCTTGATTGACCCAAAAACTGATAAGAAATTTGAACACACATTTTTGTTGGAAGAATTAAACCTAAAAAAATGTGAACATAAGGCTGATGAAAATGGTATCTTTACAACAAGATTACCTAAAACAGGTTCAACAGTTAAATTAAGACCCTTAACATTTGTTGAAGTATTGGATATTAATAAAATGTCAGAACAATATCCAGCTGGTAGAGTTGCACCAACAATTACATGGAGACTAATGAAACAAATTGTTGAGGTTGAAGGTAATACGTCTCAAGAAGTGATTTCACAATTTGTTAATTCATTACCTATTATGGATTCAAAATATATCCGTAATTTTTTACGTGACAATACACCTTCGTTAGATTTAACACAAAAAGTAAAAGCCCCGTCAGGAGAAATGGTGAATTTTAATATCACCTTCGGGGCCGAATTTTTTCGCCCTTTCTTCTAAGTACAGACAAATTTTAATAGAAGAATTTTATTTCTTATCTAAATTCATCAGAATACAATACTCTGAATTTATGAATATGCCAACCTATATTAGGAAATATATTATAGACAGAGTTATTGAAGACAATACACCAAAAAACGGTAAATAAAATATTGTTTGGTGTATTTATATATTATATAACACCAAGGTATGCTTCAAAACACAAATAATACGGGGGGTGGTTTTGACCCAATTGCTAAACTAACAGAATCGTTTAATTCTTTTGCAGTTAAAGTTGGTGAATCTTTAGAGTCAAATTTAAGTGCGGTTGAAATTGCTAAAACCGTGTTAGAAGTTGATGACGCGGCTGTAGGTATTGCAAAATCATTTGGTCAAGGTCGAGAAAATGTTTTGGAAATGTCCAAAGCTATGGCTGGTGCGGTTAGGGAAGTCACTCTATTAGGGGGTAATTTTCAAAAGATTGCTGAAATACAACAAACCGTGGGTGAAGGTTTAGGTAGAAATTTAATTTTAACAACAGAATCTTACGAAAAACTTTATGCCGCTTCAGAAGTTTCAGGTCAAAGTGCCAAACAAATTGTAACATCATTTAAAGACGCTGGTTATTCGGTGTATCAAGCCGCTGACGGAATTAAAGAAGTTGTTAATGTATCTCGTTCAATGGGGGTGAACGCTCAAGCGGTTAGTGAAAAAGTTTTACTTAACATGGAGGCATTAAACAAATTTAACTTCAGTGGTGGAGTTGAAGGTTTGGCAAAAATGGCGGCTCAAGCAACAATGTTAAGACTTGATATGACTAAAACTTTAAAATTGGCGGATGATTTATTTGACCCTGACAAGGCTATTGAATTAGCCGCGTCAATGCAGAGATTGGGGGTTGCAAATTCCGAGTTGTTAGACCCATTAAGATTAATGGATATGGCTCAAAATGACCCTGCAGAACTACAAAATCAAATTACTAAAATGTCTGAACAATTTGTTCAATTAAATGAAAAAGGTCAATTTGAAATTATGCCTGGTGCTAAAAGACAATTAAGAGAAATTGCGTCGGCTTTAGGTATGAATGCAGATGAATTAGCAAAAATGGCTATTGGTTCAAAAGAACTTGACATGAAAATGCAACAAATTAAATTCCCTGACTTTTTAAGTGAAGACCAAAAAACCATGATTGCTAACATGGCTGAAATGGGTAAAGACGGACAATTTGAAATTAGTATTGATGGTAAACCTGAAAAATTAGAAGACGTTATTTCAAAAATGGCTGGTATGGGTGAAGAAGAGAGGGCTAAATATCTTGAATCAACCCAACCAAAAACTCTTGAAGAACTAGCCAAAGGACAATTAACAAATTTAAAAGATATTAATGCTAATATTGCAGCTTTAAAGGCTATTCCGTCTGCAGTTGCGGGTACAAGAGCCGCCAAACAAGCTTTAGAAGCCCCAAGATTAATAACTCGAGAAGTTGCCGATGTTTTTACAGGAACTGAGGCTACTAAAATTAGTAATTTAACTAAAGGTATTGATGAGGCGTCTAGTAAAATATTAACTGATATTAATAAATTAATAACAGGTGAAGGCTCAATGACTCAACTATTAACAACTATGAGTGAAGCTGGTAAACAATTTGAGTCATTTTCAATGAAAGGTGCCGAACAAATGACAGTTCAATATGAAGAATCGATTAAAAAATTAGGGGATGCTAATAATATGTTTATTGATATTCTTTTAAATAGTGGTAAAAAAATAAAGGATATGTTTATGGTTAACCAAAATATGGGTCAACCACAAACAACTACACCACCATTACCAGCAACAAGTCAATCTAATCCTCAGATGACTAACATGAATAATACACCACTATCTGCAAATAATACTCAACAAAACCAATCAACAAATAATAGTCCTATAGATATTAATTTAAATGTAACTGCACCTCCTAATATGGACACAAATCAATTAATACTTGCGTTACAAAATACTGGAGTAAAAGAAGCTTTGGTTACTGCGGTTAATCAGGGGAGATATAATAATGGTTTATCTCCAATGAATTCAAACCCACAACAACAAATGGTGATGAGTAATAACGCAGCTGGTTTAAGTGGAATACCTGTTGCTTAATAAAAAAAATTCATTTGGTATCTATTTATATTAAAAAACTAATATGCCTGAAAGTACATTATCATTTGCAAATAGTTCATCTTTTAGAAATGCTTTACTAG